AGAACCTCCCTTCGATACGTTGCCAAACATTGATTTGGCTTCAGTAATATAAGATTTTCCCCGCTTGCCCCCTGATTGATTCTGACCTGACTGCTCATCCAACAATTTTCCAGCTTCTTCATCGAGGATTACGTTTGAGGGGAAGCGGCCATTCACAGTGTTACCTTCCGCATCTTCGGGCATACCGTCAGCCGACATGTCGTAGCTATTACCTCCTGGTTTGTTAGCTGCCGGTGCGTTATATCGCGTCTCGGTGCCTACCCTCCCCGCATCAATATTCAGCCCGCCCGTCCCATGCTTTAAGACGTTCTTCGCAATCGTCGATTCAGACAACGGCTTGCGTGCGAGGCAGATGGGTTCGTTTGCTGGTTTAAGGGCTGTACCTAGTCCTGCTAGTGATTCGTCACCGGCCGCTTTAGCTATGTTTTGCGACTTAGGAAATCCCTGCCCGTATAACCACTGAATCTGGTCACGTATCTCAAAGCCCGCGTCTTCAATCGCCACAACCAATCGGTGGTAAGTACGTGTCCCACCGAATGCTAGAAGGTGTCCGCCCGGTTTCAATACGCGCAAGCACTCTTTCCATATATCAACTGATGGAATACCGTAATCCCACTTTTTTTCCATAAAGTTTAAACCATAAGGAGGATCAGTCACGATGCTGTCCACCGAATCACTAGGAATTTTGTGCAAAGAAGTTAAACAATCACCCAATAAAAGAGTTACGCGATTGTCACAAATAGGCGTGCGTATCTTTAATTTTAAAGCGCCTAATTTTAATTGCATATTCTCAGGGTTAAATACTCGCATATGACACCTCACGCTCGAACTATTCTACCAGGGGAGGTCACGCCGCACCATGAGTTCACAAGCAAAGCGCGCCTTTTATTCTGGCTTTAGCTATCGCCAAATATTCAGGTTCCTTTTCCATGCCGATAAAACGAAAGCCTAACTTTTTTGCTGCGACGCCAGTAGTGCCTGATCCCATAAATGGATCAAGGACAACACCGTTTGGCTGCGTGATGAGTTTGATTAGGTATTCCATTAGCTTGATTGGTTTAACAGTTGGATGGACGTTGCCGTCGCCACGGTCGGACTTGGAAGCTTTCGCAACATAGAAAAATCGGGAAGCGCCCACATTATCAAAATCTTCAAACCGATTACATTGTCTGGTTATTGGCGCGTGGTAACTGCTTGCGTTATACTCGCTTATTATGCTTTTAGTTCTACCTTTTCCAGCACTATGTAAAACACCTTTAGTCTGCTCATCCAACACCTGCGCCGCGTCTTCGTCTAGGATGACGTTGCTGGGAAAGCGGCCTTCCGGAACGACATAGCTGGCACCGTCTCCCAGAGTAATGTTTGCGCTATTCTTTGAGCCATTGTTTTGGGTGTGGGGATTTTTCGAGTGGATATTGTCGTCCGCAGCAATACCAATCCTCCCCCCACCAATATTCAGCCCACCCGTCCCATGCTTCAGCACGTTCTTAGCAATCGTCGATTCGGACAGAGGCTTGCGACAAAGCGTCCAAAACTCGCATGCTGGTTTTAAAGCCGAACCCCATCCAGACCACTGTTTTGCTTCTTCAGTTGCAGGTGCGGTTTTAGGTTTTACACCTATCGTTTCCCTATCCGCACCCGCCGCTTTATCAATCGCCTTGCTGATATCCTGCGACTTTGGAAAACCTTGACCGTATAAATGCGTGATCACATCACGAATTTCAAAACCAGCGTTTTCAATATTTACAACCATTCGATGCTGCGTGCGCGTGCCGCATGCCGCAAGCATATGCCCTCCTGGTTTAAGCACGCGAAGGCACTCGCTCCAAATCTCAACTGATGGAATATCGTAATCCCATTTTTTACCCATAAAGTTTAAACCATAAGGAGGATCAGTCACGATGCTGTCCACCGAATCACTAGGAATTTTGTGCAAAGAAGTTAAACAATCACCCAATAAAAGAGTTACGCGATTGTCACAAATAGGCGTGCGTATCTTTAATTTTAAAGCGCCTAATTTTAATTGCATATAACACCTCACGCTCGAACTATTCTACCAGAGGAGGTCACGATGGCAATATCCTAATCGCTGCATCGAAAGTACCAACCGAGCCCAAGTTTGGCTCCCATCTGAATCGCAGATACTCTTGATAACGAGCCGTATTCGGTACTACGACAATCACATGGCTTGGACCACTGACCACAATTTCCAACGGTTCGCAATCGGCAAGGGTTTCCCAAGCGTTCGGGTAAATTGTCCCCTCGATGAAAATCTTTCCGCTCAGTGACCCAGCTAAATCAAACTGCCATGAAATAGTGTCAACGGTGAAATAGGTATGGATCGTAGGCGAGACGAAGCCGATGGAGGCGTCCTGCCCTACAACGTATTCGAGATTGACAATTGAGGTACTCATTTAAAAAAACCTTTGGCGATATCGAACACAGCTCGCCCGCCCGCGCGCACAGCCGCATAGTACACCCGCGCGCGCGCGTATCGCCCAAGGGTAACAATGGCGCTCACTGATGTAGCGTTATGCTTGATGATCCGATCTATATTGTTTAGTAGCCTTCTATCCCAGTGAGCTCTACCATAGTTCTTGCTCACATAGTCAAAGTTATGAATATTGCACGCCTCGCTAATATCTATCCCAAGAAAGGATTCAGATACCCAGTAGTGCCCATCTTTAATAGACCCAACGCCCTTACTGATGCGCTCAATATCGGTATCGACTAGTAGTAGATACCCAGCATCAAATTCAAGTTTGCATCCTATCAGATAGCGTTTGCGATTTATGTTCATTCTCTTTTTCCTCCGCTTTTTTTCGCCTGAGAATGGCTTCGTTTCTTCCGCTTCCGAAAGTGGTAGTATACTTGTCGATTGGATATTCAAATGTGCTCCCATCCTCAAATTGTATTGCTCTGATAGGCAAAAACGCTCCATCAGGTCCTATCAGTAAAAAGTCACCCACACAGTTATCGAATGTCGTCGTCTTCGATCCAATCAAAAAAGTCAGATGCGTAGTCCATGCCATAAGATCCTCAAGTTTTGATAATATAGTTTATGCCAAACGATCTGCCCGAGGTGTCTGTATCCCCGGTAACATCGGTTACTGCGCTTGCGCCTATCACACTCGTTTGGGTAGTAGCCGATGTATTTGGTTTAGGAGCTGCCGAGCCATCCACAGGCCATCTCGTATATAAATCGGTCGATTCTGTATTTGGACTAGATATAAACGCTACCTGAGAATACTCGGTCCCTGCATTAGTAGCCGCAAAAACTTCTTGTAAATATGCTGTTGATCCAGTGGGGGTATAGCCCTGAGATTGCGCTAGTGAATATCCATTTACACTACCTATCGCCTGTCCTGTTAACCTAAAACTAGTGCTAACGAGATGGTTATGGACGTAGTCGTGGACATGGTCTGCCGTAGGACGCAAGTCACTACCAACAACCGATGTGCTCACAGTCAATCCGTTTACGGCTGTCGTGTCTGTATAGTAGTTTCCCATAGCAATGCTACGAGCTGATCCCCCTCCGGTCTTAGCCGAGGTCCCGACTCCGCGCACGAACGAACCTCGCAGGTCTGGAACCCTAAAATTACCTATTCCCGGACTAACGTAGTTAAGGCCGGTTGTGGGATTGATAGCGGTATCCCACGGACTTGTACCGCCGCCTTTGAGTACCGTCTCAAGTGCTGGGAATTGTGCGGATGTTAGAATCTGTCCATCGCATAACCGCCAATCCGATGGTATCACCGGAGAAGGCCATATGACTATGCTTCCGGTTTTGACGAGATTGTGTGCATTCTCATCTATCTGTTGGTCGAAGTATTCTTTCCAGAGATTGACGTTGTACTGCCAACCGTTTTGATGCTGGAGCGTCGGCTTCTCAGGAACCCCAGTGGTCAAATTATTTGAGGTAGACCATCCGTAGTTTTGTTGCTGTGATGTTGGGGTAAGTTTCAGCGCAAGGCCGGTATTAGCCCATAATGTCACTGCCGTTGGTTTAGTTGCCATTTGCCATTCCTTAAGGTGGTGGAATTGAAATTGAGTAACGACCGCCGCCTATAACTCCATAGGGTCCAGGAACACTAGAACCGGGCGGTGGGCCGAATGTCCCGACCTTTTTCAAAAAACCAGCCGGATTGAATTGGTTCCAGTTAGCTACCTCCGTTTTCGCATATTCAATCATCGCTGCTTGAAATTCAGGCACAGTCACCTCAATACCATCTATGAGGCATCTTGCACGCTGCGTGCCCTGATACTTAATGCAAAGGTTCATTTGATACGTTGACGGATTTTGGACGTAACTCAAGGGGTTCGTCGTATCTATCATCTCAAGCAACATACGCTTGCCATTCGTGTTATTTCTCCATCCGAATTGGTCGCCTATGAATTGCCAGCCCTGACTTACTTCTCCGAGCCAGTAATTCCATTCTGATGTTAATGATAATATATGGAGAAATAAGTCATCAGGAAATACTGGGTTTCCTAAAGAATTTTGATCGTCTACCCAGAGAACCCTATTGCTATCAATCTGACTCGATGAGGGGAATACATAAAACCGATAGTAAATGACTCCTGAATCGCCGAAAACCGCTATTGGTCCATCAGGGTTTTGCGTGTTCCACTGCGAGCCTTGGATACCTAAATAATAAGAGTTAGCATCAACGTAGAGTGTGGTTGCATCGACGACAGTGTTATCCCTGCGAATCATGGAAACCTGAGTATAATTAAATCTGATCCCGAGGATAACGTCTATACCAGTCCCGTTATCATTTGTCGTAACAGGGAACGGCTGTAGCGCGTCAAGGCAAGTCAATCTATAAGTCCATCCTGGAATCGTAGTCCAGCCAAAGGTTCCTCCGACAACATTCCAGGCTTGTTGTAGAGCTGCTATAAATGCCGTGGTCGCTGCGCCATAGTCCATCTTTAAAATTAGAGTAAGATGCTGCTCGGGGTTTGAACTGGAAGAGTCGGGAAATAAAACCTTGACGGCATCGCCATACACGGTAGGGAATACGTAGTCATCATAGAAATTAGTGGGCACTGGCTGCGCATCGGATGGATCGGCAACAGCATACCCTAGAGACTGTGGCCTCTGATCCCCAATAAACGAAAAGACTGAATCGGTATAGATGTCTGCTATGTTGAAATTCTGAAACTCAACGCCAGGGGACTTGGCAAGATTGACGACATCATAGATTAGATTCTGGCCGAATAAAAAATTGGGACTAAATATTGTCGCCGAGAAAATACCCTCCCCGAATTCCTGCAATTCGATAGATGCAGCATTAACCGTCAAGAGTAGTATCGCGCGTATATCCTGCGCGCGCGCCTCCGAGTGGTAGGCGCCCGCGAGGGCATTCAGTAGAACGCGAAACAACTCATCGTTGACAGGTCTAGTCTTCGATCCTAGTATTCGTCCTATCCCATTAAGCTGAGCACCGAATGATGTTTGTATCCCAGTGGTAGTCAGGAACAGGGTAAACTGTTCCTCTAGTAAATTCATCTCAGCAGTGAAAGCAGAGATGAATGCTTTAAAAAGCGTTGCTTCCTGGTACTGACTAAGCACGTTCTGCATCGCTGATGCTGTATGATCTATCGTCGTAAAGGGAATAGTCATGTCGTCCCCATCAGGTTATTGTTACGATAATATCATTAGCCGATAGCTGAGCTACCTCAGTCGGTGCAATGGCGGTGTTAGCCGCACTCATACCGCCGCCGCCTCCCTTGTCCTGCAAGATAGTCAGAGTCTTAATCCCTGGAACCGTGTTGACTGGACTATATAACATGTGATTAAGCACATCGTCGCCTAGCTCATATTGTTCAAACCATTTTAGCAAAGCATACTTAATTTGATCCGCGCCATCGGTAGGGAATACCAGAACGTCAATCGTAATATTTACGGCGACAAGCATGGGGACCGGATCGGGAGCAGAGAAAATGATGATCGATGGGACACCATTCACATCTATGTAACTACCGGATCGTTGGCTACCTGGGGATACTGTCGAAGTCACGTTGATACCAATCGGCTTGGAGTCATAGATTGTTTGAGCGATCGTATCATTGTTTCCACCGATGACAAAGATTTCAAAACTGTGTGGTGGTCG